CATCTAAGAATTATATCATCGTTTGAACCAGGAAGGAAGACCTAAATGTGGACGCTTGTCGAACATATTATCTCTAGCGCCTGGCGTTTTACGATTATTATAATGCAGAAAAACTTGTACGCATTCCTTACCTTTGAATTTTTCTCTCCAGTGTTCTAGCTCGCAGCCAGAATAAACCAGCATATCTCCTGGTTTTAAATCTACTTTGATACCCTTCTTACCAACTTCTCCAGATGGCTCTAGATATATTGGCCAGTCATCACCACCAAGATTCATGGTGGTAGATATCTCACAGGAGAATCTATCCTTGTTGCTTTTTCCATACCAGGTTGACATTTAAGTAATAAAGTCTCCATGGCCATGTTTGCATATTGAGAATATGTATCTGGAATTTGCTCATCTTTACCTTCATAGTATCCAAGTATAGTTTCAAAAGGTGAAAAGTATCTTGCTTGTCTACAAGTGTCATAGACCTGTTTTTGCATTCTAAAATAGTTTGCAATAAAAATAGCCAAATCTTCTGATATGGCTTTTCTAATTACTGTATATTTATTTTTCTTAAACATCTTTAGCCATCTCTTTTGGTACAGCCTGTATGTTCCAATGTATAAATCTAAAAGGTTCAATACCGTAATCCACCGCATACTCGTGTTCTAAAAATCCTGGAAATATAATTAATGTTCCCGGTATTGGTTTATAATGAATTAATTCTGAACCTGGCCACACAACTTTAGTGTTTTCTTTTAATTTTAATTTAGTTGCACGTGCTCCGGTTCTTGGTTCATGAAATATAGGATATGATGTTTTATCACTGCACTTTAAAAAATAAAAACCTGACACATGTTGATTCCAATGTACATGTGCCGAATGATGACCGCCACCTTTTTTAGCAAACTCTTGCACCCACATTTCACTAAACATAGTTGTATATTTTGACATATCATAACCTTGATGATCTAAATACTCCCAAGATTTTTGACCAATGTAATTTCTAAAATCTAAAAAGTCATTGTCTTGTGTTAATGGTGTTGAATGATAACTTCTTCCAAAGTCGCCCCATTTTTTTATAGTTTCTTTTTCTCTTTTACGAGCATCAGCAATATATTTATTGCTTGCTTTATTTAAAGATTTTACAAACTCAGGTTTTTGTTCTGACCAAATG